CCGTAGAACTGGGATAAGAGAGCCCAGCCCTTCAACCGGTCCAGCCTCAGGCGTTTCCCTCCGGGTCGCTCTCGGCGAAGCGCAGCTCAGAAATGCGCACGTGCCGGGCGTCGTCCAGCGTGAACGCCGGGTTGTCACGGCGCTTGGTCAGATAGACCAGCGCCTTAATCACCTTTGCCGTCAGCTGTGCCTCAGACAGCGGGCGGCCCTTGTCGTCGAACTGGCGATTCCCGTCCGCGTCAAGGACTGGCTTAGCCTTCAGCGCGTCCGTGAGCGCCTGCCCGGTGATCTCCTCGAAATCCTCAAGGTCGCCGATCGACAGGTCTTCGGGGTCCAGGTTCAGAACGTCAGACATAAGGGGGACTCCTCTTCAAGTAGAAAGCCCCGCCGACACTTGGCCGGCGGGGCGCTGTAAAGCGAACCGCGGAACTACACGCCCGGGTCCGTGACCCGGAACCCGGCTTCCCGCATGAGCAGCATCATTCGGCCCATGTATGCGGCTTCGATCTGCGCGCGCTCGGCGCGGATGGCGGGGTAAAGGAAGTAGCCGACCCCCGCAGCGGGACCGTCACCGGCAACCCACTGGTTCCCGCGCCACGGCTTGAACTGGTTGTATTTACGGGCGCCGAACTCGGCGCCGAACGCGAACGGCATTCCCCGGCCAAGCCGGATGCTGGCCTGCCGGGTGGCCTTCGAGGTCGCCAGCGACCCGGCCGCCTTGTTGGCAACGCCGCCGAGACCAGCGGCCTTGGCCTTGGCCGCGTCCTTGACCATGTCCGCCGCGAGCTTGTTCGTCTCCGCAACCTGCGGAGCCACTAGCGGAGCCGTCACCTTCACCTGCGCCAGGAACTCATAGAGCCCTTCAACGGCGATCTTCTGTGAGAAGTCGTTCGCATAGCCCGAGGTGAACTGACGGCCCCGGCCTTGGCCGGACTGGTAGGGCATTACGGCGCCGTATCCTTGGTGCTGTAGAGAAGGCTGATCGGCGGGTTAGAGCCGTTGTCCAGCGCGACCCCGGAGAACGTGACCTCGGGAACCTTCGCGCCGTCCACGTGAGGCGGACCGGCGTCGAACCGCGCGGCAGGCAGCGTGACCGTCAGGGCGCCGCCCTGAGGGGTGGCCCAGTTCAGGATGATCTGAGCCTGAGCACCGGCCGCAGTCGCCGAGCTGACCCGGTTGAACTGGGCCATGCCGTCAAACTCGCCCTTGAGCTGCCAAGTCAGCCCGCGCATTTCCTGTTCGAGCGGCTCCTTCTTCACGCCGTTGTTCTGCATGAAGTAGCGGCTGACGTTGAGCTTGTTTTCGCCCTTGACCGTCACGTCATGAACGGCGAACGAGGTCCCCGCCACGGTGGCCGTGCCACCGATGTAGGTGAAGAGCTGCGCCCCAGTGGCGTAGGTCGGAGTAGACAGCGCCGTCGCGCCGGAACCGGCGCCCGGGGTCTCCGTCGCAAAGTCCATGGTCAGGTTCAGCCCGAGAACGCCGTCAACGGCGCTGGTCAGCTCCCAGGTGTTGACCTTGCCACCCATGTACGTGAACGGAGTCAGTGAACCGTCCGTGCTGTACCGGCCAACCTGCCACGTGGACGACAGGCCTAGAAGCGAGCCAATCGTGTACGTGAACGGCGTGTAGCCGCCCACGACGGCACCGGTAGAGAAGGCGCCTAGCATCTGCTGGAACAGCAGGCCAAAGCCCGTGTCCATCACTTCCAGCTTGATCGCGCCGTCCGCACCCTTGGGGTTCGGCGCCCACCGGTCGGCCCGCATCACGCGGGTACCGGCGCGCACGCTCTTACCGTCGATGCGGGCGTACTTGCCGCTGATGCTCTCGGTCTCCAGTTCGTAGAACCGAGTGACCGGGACGCCAGTTGCATAGGCCGTCTCCGCAGCGGCCCCTATGTAGGAATCGTGGACTGTGTACGTGCCCATCAGGCAGTCACCCCGCTAACCGGCGCGAGGACGGTAGGAGCCGGAGCGGGCGCCGCAGCGCTAGCCGGATCCGTAGGGGCCTGAGTCGGGGCCGCAGGAGTGGACGCCACGACAGGCTGAGCCACCGGCATCCCCGGGTCTGCCGGGTTCGCCGGAGCTTCAACCGCGGGGGCCGCTGTAAAGCTCGCGGCCGGCTGAATCACCGGAGCCGCAGCCGTGGCCGCCGGGTCGGTGAAGTCCTGGACGAGCAAAGCGGCGTACTGCGCGTCAGTGACATCGACAGGAACGCCCTTCGGGAACGTCGCGCCGTCCGGCGTCTGGACGCCCTCAAGCGGGCCCGTATAGGTGAGTTGAGACAACGTGAAATCCCCCGTGAAAGTCGTTCTAGGTGCGAGCTGTGACCTTGAGTTCGGCGTGACATTGGCCGACCCACCGGTCGTCAGCAGGGAATGAGAGAAGGCGCCCAGGGCTGTAGATGGACGTGACGATGTACGGCAGGCCGAACCCCGGAGAGGCCTTGACCAAGTCCTCAATGACCCCCGACATGGCGGCGGCCTGAGTCTCCGCGTCGAACGCAGTCGAGGCCGTCAGCATCACCTCTGAAATCAGATCCAGGGTGAACGTCTCTTCCTTAGACCGGTTGGTTGCCCAACGCTCGTGATCCCAGTGGATTTGGCCCAGAAGGACCCACTGAACCGGCTGGTTCCTCGGGTCCGGACCCCACACGATCGGAACGCCCACAAGCCCCGGAGCGGCCTGCAAGGCCGTCTGAATGGCAGCCTTAACCGCGAGCGCGTTAGTGCTCATATGGCAACCACGCCCTTAGGCGCGATGGTGTACCGCGCTAGCACCGCGTCAACGTCGGGAATGCCGGTCTGCCATACGCCAGAACCCGGAGTCGCCAGGGTGAAGGACCCGCCCTCGGTCGCCACAAAAGACGTTGCGCGGTCGGGGATACCCGACGCGATAGCCGCAAGGATGAACCGCGCCCGCTGAATGGCCGCGCGGTAGAGGTCGTTAGGAACGTACGTCCATCCGTACTCGTAAGCGACAACGGTCTGTCCCGGCCCCGGAGCGCCGGAACCGATAGACCCGTCCCAAAGCTCTTGCAGCGTTACCGCCTGCATAGTGGGAAGGCCGCTTACTTTGCCGATGGGGTCGAGCGTTAAGCCCGTCTGTGCCGTGCCGTCAACCGTCGCGGACAGAATCTTGTAGACGTCCGCGTCAGGCAGCAGCACGAAGCCGGTGTTATCGAGGAACGTCGTGTAGGTGCTGCCCCTAGGCACGAATGACCGGCCGCAGATGCGAGCGAACTCGTCAGTGACCGCGTTACGCGCAGCGCTAAGCGCCGCCGTAGGAAACCTAGACGTGTTGGAGAACGCGGCATCAGCCGCCCTAAGGTCCGGCAGGTTAAACAGCGGAGAGCCGATAACCTCAACCTGTGTTGTCTGGCTAAGCAGAGCCCCAGCCCACGTGACCGTAAGCACGCCTAGCGCAGACTGCGCCGGAAGCGGGAACGTGTAGACGCCCGTTGAAACGCCAGTAGCGGCGCCAGTAGCTACCGCAGTCCCAGCCTGGTTAGCGACAGTGACGGTTACCGCGCCAGCGTCAACCGGGGTCTCATCCGTCATGAAGGTTGCGCTAAGCGTTCCCGAATAGCCGCGTATAAGCGACAACTAAGCCCCCTTAGGAAAGAGAAAGGGGCAGAGCCGCTAAGCCCTGCCCCTTCAGATCACTTGCCAACCAGGGTCTTCAGAGAGCCGGTCAGGTCCGACAGGTTGCCGTCACCGCGCCAAGTCACCTTGTACGAAACCAGGTCGGAACCCCAGCCGTACTCGAAGCTCTTCTCGACCTGAACGCCGTTGACCTGGCGAACGTAGTAAGTGGAGAAGTCGCCGAAGATGACACAGTTGTTGCCGGTCGCGACAACCGGCATGTTCACGTCAGTGATAACCGGCTTGCCCAACAGCATGTCCGGGGCGCCGGACACCAGGCCGGGCTGCCACAGGTACTGGCCGTAAGCGTCCTTGACGCCGCGCAGCTTGCCCACCGTGGCGTCATTCATCATGAACTTCGCGTTGCTCCGGTAGGCGTCAATCACGCTGTAGTAGAGGGCGATGATGTCATCGCCGGAGATGGCCCCGAGGGTGCCCATGGTGGTCCCGACGTTGGCCGCGACAACGGCCGTCAAAAGGCCGTTCGGCTGGCCGCCGGAGCCGGTACCCACCAGGAGGTCATGCGCGACCTGACGGCCCGCCATGATGCCCGCCTGCTGAGCGATGAAGCCCGCGATGTCAATCCCGGAGTCCGCAACCATTTCCTTGGACACCTGGACGATGACGCCGTACTTGTGAGCGCCCAGGGTGAACTGATTGAACGCCGCGTCGGAGGTCGGGAAGGCGGTGTTCTCAGCGACCGGCGCGACGGTCGGGCGGCCGGTCAGGCGCGGGAACACCATCGGCTCACCGCCAGCCGTGGTGATGATCGTCGGCTGAGACTGCCACACGCCGATGTTCGGCAGCATGTACTCAAGCACCCGAGCAACGAAGGTGGTCGGGATGGTCGCCCCGGCGTTAGCCGCGACACCAGTGGTCGCCACGCGAGACTCAAGAGCCGCGCGAGCCTCCGCGCCGAACTTCATGTACTGGTCAGCGCCGATGTTCAGGGTCTCGCCGTAGCCCAGGTTCCGAATCTCGTCCGACAGGGACGGACCGGCACCCCGCCCGGTGTTCGGGTCGCCGCTGAAGACGCCCGGCTTCGCGCCCAGAGCGATAGCGCGCTGGCGCAGCTCGGCCGCGTCGCGCTCCCGCTCGCCCTCCTCCACAATGGAGCGGGCCTCCGCGCCCAGGCGGTCAAGGTCCGCGTCCATGCGGTCGAGCTGGCTGCGCTGCTCCGCGCTCGGGCCGTCGGCGGTCAGAGCGTCGGTGATGGCCTTGCGCTGCTCGAAGATGTTCGCCCGCTGAGTCAGCAGGGCTTCGGCCTGAGCCGCGTAGTTAGTCAAGGTGGAACCTCCCCCAAGGGGCCGCAGAAAGCGGCCAAACGAAAGAGGCCCACCCGTCAGGGGTGAGCCTCTGTGTGTGTTTGGAGCTGGCCTTGGTCAGGCCCGGCCCCTAAGCCGAATCGCCCGCAGGGCGGTCCGAAGTACCTCGTTGTCCTCCGGGACCAGAGGGAGCGGGTTCCAAGAACCCGCCATGTCAGCCGCAAGCCGTTCCGCAGACAGGTCCCAGCCGTGCGCGCCGGCCGCGAGCTGTAAAGCGCGGGCCGCGGTGACGCCCGATTCGGTGTCCTCGTACGCCGGGTAGGTCACGGGGCTGACGTCGGTCAGGTCAACGTCGAGAAGGGTGCGCAGGCGGCCCCGCCCTTCCTTCTGCCAATCGTCCTGGCGGACGCGGAAGCCGAAGCTCGACTGAGTCACGTCCCCGCGCTGCATGGACTCCGAGAGGTCCCGCGCATAGGACGTGTCCGGCGCGTCCACCTCGTAGTGAAGGCCCGTGCTGTCCTCCGCGAGCTTCAGCGTTCCCGAAGCCGTGCGCCCCAGGATCAGGCCCGGGTCATGGTTGATCAGGGCTCGCACGTCCTGGCCCTCGCGGATGGCGCGACCAAACGCGCCGCTGCGGATCGTCTCGACGAACCCCCCGAGGTCGTGACTGCGGGTGTCGAACTTGGCGGCGTAGCCGGTGAACGTGAACCCACTCGCCGATGTGCTGATGTTGAAAGCGGTATCGACAGACCGCCGCTCAAAAAGCGTCATCGCTTCCCCTTCGGTGCTGCTTTAGGAGGTGCCATCTGCGGAGAGGGGGCGTCCTGGTTCTTCTGGAGCCCTTGAGGGCCGTCCGGCGCTACGCCCTCTTCAGCGGCCGGAGGAGTGAACGTGAACGAGCCGTCATCCCCGCCGTCAACCGTGTCCGGTTGCTTGTTCTTGTCGCTGAAGGTCGGCAGGTTCTCATCGATCCCGATGACGTTGACCGGCCGGAACCACTGATTGCCCTTGCCGCCAGGGATCGGGGGCTCGCCCTCTTCAGCTCGAACCTCGTCCGGCGACTTGATGCCGTTCTGGATGGCCAAGGCGTGAGCCTGGTAGCGCTCGCTCAGCTTCGCTCGCATGCGCGCGTCCATGTTGAAGCGCATCTGTTGGAAGCCGGGCAGGAGGAACGTCGAGATGGCCTGTTCGACACGGGCAGCCCACGGCATGAACGTGTCCTGAGCCATCTGATAGTTCTGCTCCTCAACGCCACGACCCCAAGAGGACGTGACTGCCGGGTCAACCCGGTAAGCCGGGACCCGGTAGAACAAGGCAATGTCCGCCTTGGTGAAGTTCCGGGTCTGCAAGAACTGGGATTGCTCGGGCGTGATGGTGATCGGGTGCCAGGTGGCGCCGCCGGTCAGAACGCCCACGGCGTGCGAGTTGGCAACGCCCTGGTGGCGCTTCATGAAGTCTTCTTTGAGGCGCTTAGCCTCGTCGGGGTTCGCCTTGCCGGGGTGCTGAATGATGCCCGTCATGTACGCGCCCTGAGAGAAGAACCGGGCGCCGAACTCCTCGGTAACCATCGAGATCCCGATAGCCTGCCGGGCCGCCTCAAGAGGGCTAAGGCCGGTCAGGTAACCCGGCATCGACATAGCCGGAATGTGAAGGATCTCGGTTGAGTCCATCGTGACGCCGTTGACGTCAAACAGGATGTCCGTCGTGCCCTGTTCCGGATACGGGTAAACCCAGCTCGGATGGATCGGCCACAGCTCGACAATGTCACCCTTGCTGTTGCGCAGGGTAAATATGTACGCGTTGCCCGCGACAAGCAGCGACATGAAAACGCGCTGCCAGAAGTCGAACGGGGTCATGCGGTAATTGGGCTTGCGCAGCCAAGGCGGAGACCGGACGTAGTCCGTGGTGCCGTCCGGGTATTCCTTGAAGGTCTGAATGGGCAGCGACGCGATAGCGTCGCAAATGAGGCCAACGCAGTAGTAGACCGCTGAGACCTGCATAGCCGTTTGCTCGTTGACCTGCTTCCCCGAATACACGGGGTCATTGGCGAGAAAGGCGTTTCGGACCCAGTCAACGGGGGGTTGCGAAGCAAGCCACCCAATACCGCCGGTACGCCTCTCGATGCGAGAGAAGATACTCACCGGTGCTCAGGCCCCCGGTTCTTCGACTGGTCCGCCTTCGGCGACATGGAGAAGCCGATCAGGGCCAGCATGACCCCAAGGAACACCCAGCCCAGAGGGCCATAGATCTTGCCGACGCCAACGGCGACAACGCCGATGCCCGCAGCTTCAAGTACGGACGCAAAGAGGTCCGTCACGGATATACCGCGCCTCATCAGCCCACCCCCGTTAGTCATCGGTCAGGCTGATAAAGCCCACCTCGGAATCGTCTTCAGTGAACGCAACAAAGAGCGCGTTTAGCAGCGCGCTAATGCCGTCGATCTTGTCGCCAGACTTGGCCTTAGACGGCTTGAACAAGCCATCGCCCGTGTACTGAACCTCTACGTTGTCCGCCATCCAGCGAAGAACCGGATTACCTCCGTGCCGGAGAACACCCTCCGCTAGAAGGGTCTCCATCCACTTGCACGGGTCCGTGAGCCGGGCAGAAGTCTGAGGCGCCTTAACGCCCTCAAGGCCCCCGTCTTCCAGCTCCGTAACCAGGTTGGTCGCGTTCCACGGGTCATAGCCGAAGAGGTCTATGCAGAAGTCCTCAGCGTCCTGGCTGATGTCCGCCTTGACCACGCGATAATCCGTCACGTCGCCATCGGTGACGGTAAGCCAGCCCATATCTCGCCAGTACTCAAACGTCTGGCGCTGGACCCCGCGAGCCTTAAGGGCCTTGCTCGGGATCCAGAAACGCGGAAGAACCGTGAAGCCCTCGGCGTCCGGGTCCTCAGGGGACCCCGGGAAGAGAAGAACCCACGCCGTGAAGTCGCTGACGCTGGCGAGGTCGAGCCCCGCATAGCAGCAGCGGCCCGCAAGGGCCTCGCGCATCACCAGTTCGCCGCCGTTGGCGTCCCACGTCTGCATATCAATCCAGCGCTCGGCCTGCGAAGTCCACTGATTCAAGCGAAAGACGCGGAATGCGTTCTCGGCGCTAGGTTTTGCCTCAGCCTCTACGGCCTCAGCCCTCAGGTTTCCGATGCTGAGGAAGTCTCCAAGGGCGGGATTGGCGTGATACCAGCCGGTAGCGGGCTCTCCGGTGATGGGGTCGGCTGGTGTTCCTTCGTCACGCCAGTTCCAATCCCTCGGAGTATTTCGCATGAACACGAACCGGGCAGGGTCGGCGGCAAGGTTGCCGAGGAGTTGTTCTCCATATTCGTGTTCCTCCAAAGCGAATTTGGCCGACGTGTACGCGGCCGTTGTAGTGGCAATGAGAATCGGCTGACGCCGGGTACCGAAACCCTGACGCATCGCGTCCCACAGGTGGCGGTCTTTCTGCGTCAGAACCTCGTCGAAGAGGACCATTGACGGGTTAGTGCCAAGGGCGCCGGAAGCGTCGCCCGGGAGAACCGCATAGAACGAGTTCGTAGCCGGGTCAATAATTCGCTTCTTAGAAGCGACGATCACCAGCCGCTTAGACAGGATGGGAGACAGCTCAACCATCCGCTTAGCCACGTCGAAAACCAATGAGGCTTGGTCGCGGTCAGCCGCGACAGAGTAGACCTCTGCGGACTCTTCTCCGTCGCCTACAAGCCCGTACAGGGCGAAGCCGGAGGCAAGCTCGGACTTGCCGTTCTTGCGGGCCATCTCAAGCCACGCAACGCGGTACTGGCGTACCCATTCCTCGTACTGCTCGTCAAAGGCCATCGTGCCGAACAGCGGCCTGACAATCTCATCTTTCTGCCAGCCGGTCAGCAAGAACGGCGTGCGGGCGTGCCTGCCCTTGGTGTGGACGAGCACCTTTTCGAAGAAGTTCACGACCCGGTCCGCTGCGACCGGATCCCAAACGAACGTCCCCTCAGCAGCATTGGCCGGGGCGTGGGGGGCGAGAAGCATCCTCACCCCCTCACGGCATGCCGGCGGGGAGCTGTAAAGCGCCCCGCGGGTTCGTCGACGAAAGGAAAGGAACTGCTAGGCGGCCACGGGGAGAGCTCCCGGCCCGAACGCGCGGGCCAAGTCACGCCAAGACGCTGAACCGCTGGCGGCCGGGATCGTGACCGGCTCCGAAGCCCGGCAGTGCTCGCAAAGGCCCTCGGGGGCCGCTGGCGCCTTCAGGCGCTCACACACGGGGCAGTGGTGCCGGACGGTCTGAACGGCCGCCAGAGGGACCGCAGGGGCCGCCTGGGGCATCTTCTCCTCAAGGCGCTTCCGCAGCAGCCCGGCCGGGTGCTGGACCCGCTCCGGGAGGCCCACGGTCAGGGTCTCGGAGATCAGGCGCTTGTCCGCGCCCCGCTCAAACCACATCTCGACCAGCGGCGCCAGGCGCTTAACGTCCTTCGCGGACAGGTACAGGCGCCGGTCAGACCGGGCCACCTCGGCGAGAAGGGTTTCCGATCGAGAGATCTCACCACCCGCCCGCCCCTCAGGCGCCAGCTCGGCAACCGGCGCCGCCGCTACGGGGGTAGGGAGGGGGGAGTTTTCTACCTGGTCTTCTATGGGGTTAGTTGCCGACGACGCGGCTACCGGCCCACCGGATGCCGCTAGGGCGGTAACCGGCGCGACCTGGGACGATGCGCCGTCCCGCAGGTCATAGAGGACAACGTCCGTCGTGATCTGGCCGTGGTCCCCGCGCACCACCTTGCGCGCCAGGTAACCCCGCTCCTGAAGCTCGTTCAGGGCCGCCGCGATGGCCTTGCGGCCCTCGACCGACTTACCCGCAAGCGTGTGAATGTCCTCGCGGGCCCCGTCCTGCAACGACAGCAGGTAGGCCAGCACACCGCGAGCCGTGAACGACAAACCATGATCACGCGCCGTCGCGTTCGGAACCTTGGTGAAGAAACCCTGTTGCGGGGTACGCTGAATGCGCATGTGGAGAGCAGCTCCTCAAGCCGTGCCCCGGGGGTGTTACCAGCACCCGCCGGGGTGTCCTGTTCTTGAGGCGTGATCATATCGCCTTTGACGCACGATGCGTCAAGAGCGATCCACCGAGCTGCTAGGACAGTGCGCACCAGGTCGGCACGTTCACAGCCGCGAGCGTGCCAGCGGTCGAAGGCATGGCCGTTGTGGCGCCCGTCGCGCCAGTAGAGAAGCGCGGAACAGCCAGCGACCCATTGATGACTGCCAGCTTTGCCGGAGTCCGCGAGAACGCCGGAGGCGTCGTGCCGTTGGCGAAGAACCCCACCAGGTAGTCACCAGCCGCAGCGCTGTACGTAGCAGTCAGGGCGCACGTCTTCATGCCGGTAGCCGCCCAGTTCGATGTCTGGTCGGCCGTTGTGGCGAGAAGGGTCCCCGAGGTGCTGTAAAGCCCTGCGAAGTTCTGCCCCGACGTCAGCCCGGTTGGCGCCGTCGTGATTGACAGAAGAATGTTGGTGATGGTCGAAGCCACCGGCAGGTGAAGCTTCGTGAGGTTCAGCACGCCAGCCGATGCGGCGGACGCTCCCGAGTCCAGGTTTGCCGGGTCGAACGCCCACGCAAGCCAGCCATAGTCAGTAGGCCCGAAGCTGTAGCTGCTGCTGCCCCCAACGGCAACCCATGTGCCAGGCGTGCCGCTCGCAGTGCAGACGTAGAGCTTGCCGGTCAGGTCCGGGGCGACGTCCCCAACCTGCCACGTGCCCGAGGTCGGAGCACCCGACGCGTTCGCGCCGACGAGCCGCGTAGGGCTGGCCGCACCAGTCGAACCGTTCGCCCGCACCGAAACGCCGGAAACCTGCGAGGACACCGACAGCGCGCCGCCGAACGACCCGCCGCCGCCGACAGACAGCGTCGTACCCACGGTCAGGTTGTTATCGGTCTTGAGGGTGCTCGCCGCAGTGCGGTACAGGTTCGTGTCTTGCGGGTTTGTTCCGTCGCCCCACGACAACGTTCCGTCGTGAAGAGCCTGCCAACGGTTCTGGCCGTCTGTGGTGACCTTGAACCCGATGCCCTTGCTGTTGGCCGTCTGGGCATTCGAGTAAAGCGCCGAACTGGAAGTGTTGCCGCCCGCGTTGGTGTTCACGAGCTTGATGCAGTTCGTGTCAGTGGTCGCGGTCACCAGGGTCACGCCAGCGAGCGAAGACGTTCCGTTGACGGTCAGGTTCGTGCCGACAGTCAGACTGTTGTTCGTGCTGAGCACGCCAGCCGCAGAGCGGTACAGGTTCGTGTCGCCTGCGGCCGAACCCGGCCCCCACAACATCGTTCCGTCGTTCTGCATCTGAAAGCGGTTCGCAGTGTCCGCATTGACCTGGCATCCCAGGGCGAGGCTCGCGGCCGTCTGGGAAATCGCGAGCAACGCCGAACCCGTCGGGTTGCCGGTCGCGTTGGTGTTGAGAAGCTTGATGCCGCTCTGATCGGCGGTCGTGGTCGCGGCAATGGTGCTCACGGCCGGGGCGTTCTGGCCGACCCCGAGACGGGTAAGGACCGTCATGGAGTTGTCGGTCTTGAGGATGCCCGCAGCACCCCGGTACAGGTTCGTGTCCCCGGCCGCGTTGCCGGGGCCCCAGCTCGTGTATCCGCTTACGAGCTGTTGAAAGCGCGGATAGGTATCGCCCGTGACCTGAGCCTGTTCGACAACTGCCGTGGATGTCGCCCCGGCGCTGGTAACCGCTCCGGTCATCGTGCCGCCGGTCAACGCCAGCACACCAGCTCCCGCAGGCGACTGCCACGACGTGTCGTAGTTCGTGGAGGAGTTCTTGTAAAGCAGCTGGCCGGCTGTGCCGCCAGAGGCCACGCCAGGCCCCGCCGGACCGGCCGGACCGGTCACGTAGACGTAGTTCCCCGTGTTCGGGGACCCCGGAGACAGCGCCAGAAGGTCAATCGGCTGCGCAGCGGCGTACGACAACGACACGTTGTAGGTACGGCCTACGGCGTTGGTGAAAGTCTCGGTCACCTGGTAGGTGAAGCCAGTAGGACTCGTGTTCGGGTCATCGCACGCAAGCAGCGTGCCCGTGATCGTGCCGTCAGCCTGAATCGAGAGAGTCACGTCACCCGACAGGGCGACGTTCGAGGTCGGATCCAGGATCAGCGAGGGCGCGTGAAGGGTGACGGTCCCCTGAAGCGGGGTGCCGTCGAGCCGCAGATACGTCCCCACGATCTGAACGGTCTTGATGTTGACCGGAACGACGGGTGCCAACGCGAACCCCCCTTAGGCGCCGTGGTGGCGGTGATTGTGGTGATGGCGCCTGTGTCCGTGGCTGCCCTTGTGGTGGTGGTGATGGCCCTTGGCCACGTGGTGGTGTTCGTGCACGCCCTTGTGCGCGTGGTGCTGCCCTGGCTTCACGTGGTGGTGCTCGTGAACCCCCGCGTGGTGATGCGGGTGGCCAGCGGTCACGTGGTGGTGCTCATGAACGCCCCTGTGGGCGTGGTGGTGACCCTTCGCCACGTGGTGGTGAATGTGGCCCCCGGGGCGCTGGATGTGCACGCCCTTGTGCGGGTGGTGGTGAACCACCGTGCCCGGCGCGTGCGGGTGGTGCGGCTGCCGGGGAGGGCGAGGCGCATGGACCTTGGCGACGTTCCGGGGCTTCGGGACCCTCCGAACGCGCGGCGTGCGCGTGGCCACATAGCGGCGCGTCATGTGAACACCCCCTCGGTGTAGATGTGCGGGAGACCAGGGGGAGCCGTGCTCAAACCCCTGGCCTCAACCGCTCCCCCGGCCGGTCCCCCCGTGCCGGCCGGAAGCTGTAAAGCAGCCCGCGGAACCTACGAGCTAAGAAGTGACTCCATGTCGAAGCCGTCCGTGCCGTCGTCCGGCACCTGAAGCCGGGTCCTGGTCGCGGGCGTCAGCCCGTACTGGCCGCCGAATTTCATCATCAGGTCCGCGCTGTCGCGCATGATCTGAGCCGCCGGGTTTTTGGCCTTGCCGCCCCGGTAGGAGTCGATGAGGATCCCCTCTTCGCGGACGATCGCGGAGGCTACGACGTACGTTGCCCACGCCTCGCAGTACACGGCGAGAGCGTGACCGTCTACGAGCGTCAGAAGCCCGATGCGCGCCAGCTCCGGGACGAGTTCATCCCACGCGGCCGACGCGCGGCCGTCCAGCCAATCAGGTTTGATCGGTTCGCCCTTGGCGGGGCGAGGTTCGTTCTCAGGCAGGGGCCGATTTCCCGGATTACCGGTCAAGAGTTTTAGTTGGGTCGGTTTCGGGAGAGGCCCCGGCAAGAGATGTCACCCCCTCAGGCGATTG